CTCATAATGTTTTCTCCTATTGATTTTTTACTCTAAATAATCCTGCAAGTCCACCCCTATTTGCCATCATAATTTGATTGTCCTGTATATTACCTGTAGCCACAGAACCACTTCTTCGTGCTTGATTTGCTCTTATTTTATCTAATGCGGTTTTCATATTAAAATCTAACCTTTCTCCCTTAGCAAAAGCTTCGTCTACTTCAAGGGTTACTGGAGCTATGTAAGGTTGTACTCCATCTGGTCCACCATCGTCTTCTTTGTTAAGTCTTCTATTTAATTTATCAGTTTTAATTTGTTCTAAAGTTTGAATAGGTGTATCTACTGCATGATGAAATTCAGCAACACCTGCATCTTTTAAAGTTTGTATATCTCTTTCTAATTCTTCCATGTATGCCTTTTCTTTTTTATTCAAATCATACATAGCATATGCAACTCCAATAGGACCATATTTCATTGCACTTACAACATTATATGCTTGTTTTGCGTCATCAAATTTATCTTTAATAGTAGGGTTAATTCTTTTTTGGTGAACTTTTTTATTTAAAATATCTTCAGACAACTGTCTAGCATTTCTATCTGGTTCATCGTCCCTATCCCAAAAATCATCATCGGCTGGTTTAGTTGTAGTTAATACACCATCATCAGTTAAGTAAGTTACTGTTGGCGAGTTGTCAGTTTTAGGACTAGTGTCAGCATATGACCTAACAGTTGGGTCACTAGAAGCTGCATAATTTCCTTCGTCAAAATCTTTTTGATTACTATAACCATAGTTATCATATTCAGGGTATGCAGGTATTCCTTCTTTAGTCATAGTTTTTTTTCCACCTAAAGCTACTAACTTATCTGCTTCTTTGGGTGTAATGTAAGCCAACATGTGATCTTGACCTTTAATTTTTTTCATTGCTTTTCCACCATTAGCTGCTGCCATGATACCTTGAGGTTCTGGTTGAGTAAATAAAGTTGTTATAGGTTGATTATCATTTTCAACATTATTTTCAGCAAATAAATTTATCATTGGGTCTTTTTCTGTAACTTCAGCTGTCTCAACTATTTCTTCATTACCTTCAACAGGCATCACTTCACTTGTACTACCACTCATTAAAACATTATTGACTTGAGTCTCACTTACACCAACTAAACTTGAGATTGTAGATGCATCTAATCCAGTTGCAGCATAAGATTCAATCTGTGCTATTTGATCTGGAGATAAATCTCCGTCCTCTAATTTTTTTCTAAACATAGAAGCAACACCACCTTGGTTCATATTTCTATATCTGTTTTGATTTGCTCTAATATCATTTAGACTATTTTTCCTAGGTACATAAAGTTGTCTTTCTTTATATCTAGATTCTGCTTGCGCTTTAGCTTGGTCATATTTTTTTTTATCTGCAATATACGCTCTTGCTTCAGCGTTTCTTTTTTCACTTGGACCATCCTGAACAAGTTCCCAACCTCTTTTTCTTCGTGGATTAATATCCTGATGTCCCCCTTCACCCGAAGGTCCACCATCTTTTAATTTTTTTCTAAAAAGATTTCTAATACCATCCATTAACACTTCCACTTTCTTAAAGATTTGTTAATTCTAGAATTAGGGTCATTAGCTGTTTTAGCTGATGTTAATTTTTTCTTCATGCCTTTCATTCGAGCACAAAAAGATTTTTTTCTAGATCCACCTTCGGGCTGTGGTGCCTTTAGGTTAGATCCAGGATTAGCTTTGTTATAAGAAGCACGGCCTTTAGCATTTAATCCACCAGAGGGTGACTTACCTTCTTTTCGAGTCCATGCTGCCGTAGCCATTACGCTTTAGCCTTGTTTTTTTTACTGTTTGGAAACCCTGCTTTCATATTAGCATAAGCTTTAGGTGTAATAGTACTTTTAGCTTTACTTTTTGAAGTACCTGCTTTTTTCTTAGCATTGATGTTTGCGTATAGTCCTTGTCTTGCCATAATTAACTCCTAGGTCGTTTTAAGATTCTTACATCTTGTTGTTTCATTTGATCGTTTTTTATTTTAACTTTATTAGACATTTTCTGTTTTTCAAGAGAAGTAGTTGCCCTTAATATAGCTAAATCTTCTTGTTGTTCCATCTTATCTTCTTGAAGATTCTGATTCATCAAACTTTTCATTTTATCTAAGTTCAATCTGTTGTCATCTTCTTTTTGTCGTCTCATATTCTCTTGTGCTTTAAGATCTAACTCTCTTGCTCTTAATTTAACAAGTGGATCATTACCTAAATCACCCATTGCTTCTTTTTGTTCTTTAACAAAGTCTTCTGTCATCTCTGCAATCAAAACAGCCTTACGAGATTCAATTTCAATCTGTAATTGTTGTTGTTGAGTTTGCATTTGTTGTTGCATTTGTGGATTAGACTGCATTTGCATCTGCATTTGCGGGTCTTGTTGCATTTGTTGTTGAATTTGTTGAACTTGTGCAATTTTATCTCTAAATTCTAATTGAACTTGCTCATCTGCCATCAAATTTATGTGTTCAAAGATGTTTTTCTCTAGTGAAGTCATAATTAACGGGTTATTTTGCGCCATCGATGTTCCCATGAACGATAAATGCGCCGAAATGTGTGCTTGATGGTCTTGACCTGTAAAAGCTTGGAAAGGTTTGCCCCCTAAAGCATCAATATGTTCTAATGCCGGGTTTTTTGGAGCAGGTTTTTCTGGTGGTGGTAAAATTGTGTCAATATTCTTAACACCAATTGCTACATACATGTCTCTATAAGCTTCATACAGATTGTGTATCTGTGGATTTGATTGAGCTAGTTGTAATTCTGTTTGTGCAATAGATACTCTTTGTGTTGCAGAAAATATATTAGGATCTGCTACAGGTAAAACATCTATTTTGTCGTCAAAGTCAGTTTGTTTAACTTCATTGTTTCCACCCACTACATCATATGGATATACTGGAGGTAGGTATGTTGAAAATACATCTGACAACATGCTGAATTCGTTTTTCATAGAAGCATAAAGTCTTTTATGGATCGCTGACATGACTCTTGAACCACGTTCTAAAAGAGCTACAGTTGTACCAACAGCTGCTTGTTGGTTCCCATCACCAACTTGCATGTCAGCAATTGATGCGAATCTCTGTCCTGCTGAAACACAAATACCCATCAGTTGTAATAATGTTTGCGATGGTTCTTTGTAAGGCAGCATCATGAAAGCGTCTTTTATATTTCCACCAGGTGCATCTACATCTCTAAATTCACCGGGTTGGATAGATTGAGCATCGTTGTTTACACGAATACCTCTTTGTTTAAATCCTGCAGGTAAATTAGATAATGTACCAGCATCGATTAGTTGTCTAAGTGCAGCTGTTGCCGCTCTTGTTAAACCACCAATCATATGAATCAAACCAAAACCGTAAAAACCTAAACCAGGCAAAAATTTAAAATGCACAAAGTAATTAGTTTTTTTCTTTTTTGGATCGTCTAGTTTATAGTTTCTTCTTATAGATAAAACATTTCTTGAAGAGTTATCTACAGTTACAATGTATGGAAGTCTAATTCCTGTTGGCATACCCTCAGGATCTCTATCTTCAAAACCTTCTAGATCTAAATCAACATGGCATTCAATCAAACTATACATCTTGTCGTTCTTTTGATAACCTGTTGCTCTAACTCCTTCTAGTTCTCGTTCTTTTTTCTTAACTTCAGATTCATCTTCGTAAGGTGCAAACAATTCTATATCTCTATAGAACCCTGACACTTGTTGTTTACGCAAATCGTTTTCTGAAATTTTAATAACATGAATAATCGCTTCCGCATCCTCCAATGAGGTTGCAGAATACGGAACGACTAAATCATCTGCTGGAACAAACTTTGATACTGCTCGTTCCAATAAATCGTCATAATAAACTTTTTTAAATGTTGAACCTGCTAGAGGTAAATAAAATAACATCTGATCAAACTCGGGTTCGTATTCTTTCATAACATTCATAAGTTCATAGTTCATAAAGTTAGTGACCCTAGTTGCTTGATCCTGCTTTTCGGGTGTAATTTTTCCTAAGATCTGTGTTCTAATTGGACCATCTGCTGGTAGTAATTCTTTGTAAGCTTGTGCTTGAAACTGAGTTACAGCTTCAGCTAATACTGGATGCGTTGCACCACTTGCTCCTTGGAAAGGACGTGTTCTTTGTTCAAACTGAAATCCTAATAAATCTAAACCT